CCGAAGGTCGCGATGTGCTTGTTGCCGTTGATCCCGTTCGCGGGCGTGGTCACGGTGTGCGCGTGGCCGCTGGTGTCAATCACCAGGATTTCCTTGCCGTCGTCCTGGCCGGCCACTGGCGCCGCCAGCGTCAACGCACACACACCCGCATAAGTGACCGCTACGGTGCCGTTTTTGATGGCGATCGCTCCGGTCGCGGCGGCATACGCATCCGCCCCGAGGACCGCAAGGTTCGAATTCTGATCCGGATGTTGCAAAGCTCCCGGCATGTTTTTTTCTCCTGAAAGAATTTAGATTGAAAGGAACCGCCCCGGGCGCCGTTCCCGGGACCGGGGCGAAGACAAGAGCCAGCGGCCGCGCTTAGCTCGCCGCCTGCACCAGGTACTTCACCGGGTGCGTGCCCGCGTCGAGCAGGTTGCCGTCATAGCGCGAAAACCCGATGAACGCGATCTGCCCGTAGTCCGCGAAGCGCTCTTCGAGCCGGAGCACCGACATCTGCTTGACGCGCCGGATGGTGTACAGGCTCATGTCGCCGAACAGCACCGTCTTGTTGTTGACGGCGATCTGGGCCATGTCGTTGTTGATCAGGAAGGGATAGCCGTTGATGGTGTCGGGCGTGGCCGCCGCGAGACCCGGCATCCACAGCATGCGGCCGTACTTGTCCTTCACTTTCTTGATCGCGGCCAGGGTGGCGTCGTGCATCATGAAGCGCGCCCCGCGGCGATAGAGCGGATCGACCGAATGCTCGAGCGTGACCAGGTCGTCCGAACCGATCGTGGTGCCGCCCGTCTCCGAGCCGCCGTCGTTGCCCGAGGCGCCCACGGCCGTGCCGCCCGAAGTCGCCGCCGTCACGATCCCGTTCGGCTCCGTGGTTCCGGCGCCGGTCGTGAACTTGGTGTTCAGGATGCGGCCCGTGCGGGTAGCGAATTTCTTGATCAGGTAAGCTTCGAGATCGAACGCCGAATCCTGCATCAGCTCGATCGAAACCTTGACCAGCTTGGTCGAATACTTCCAGGCGCCGAACGTGATCTGGCTGATCGAGACGTCCTGCGTGGTAACCTGCTGGCCTTCTCCCACCTGCTCGCCCGACACCGTGGTGTCGTTGTCGGTCGGAAAGGGGAGCGGCTGCCCCGAGTCCGTATCCATGATGGTGGGCAATCCCTGGCCGCCCATCAGCATCGGCCCGTAGTATTTCAGCGCCTCGGTGACGCGGTCGACGAACCCCACCGGCACAAAGAAGCCCGTGGTCGCCCCGGGGTAGGCGCCCTGGCCGCCCGAGCCCATGTCGCGGCGCTCCCGGTCGCCCGAGCGATCCCACTGCGAGAGCACCAGGCGGCGCTCTTCATCGCTCATCCGGCCGCCCACCGCCGGCGATCCTTCCTCCCGGGCCCCATACATCAGGTAGCTGCGAAACGCGCGCGTGTACTTTTCGCGCATGGTCTTCGCGGCATCCGGATCCTCCGCGCTGCCGGGCTGGCCGGCCGGGGGACGTCCCGTGCCGCGCAGCTCTTCCGCAATGGCCGCGGCCTTTTCCACCTGTTCGATGCGCTGGCGCAGCTCGTCCTGCTCTTTGTCCATCGCGGCAAATTTTTGGCGGTCCTCCGGGGTCTTGAGACCGGCGGTCGCCAGTTCCGACATTTGGTGCGCGATCTTCATGCGTTGTTCACGCAATTCGCGGCTTTCGTTGCGATTCATCGCAGAATTCTCCTTGTCTTTTGAAGTTGTTTTGGTGTGACCGCCGGCCTGCCGGAGCGTCGTCCGGGGACCGCTCTGCGAATCCACTGCGGCGCGGAACGCGCCGGGTGGCTCCTACAAACTCGCTTCGATTTCGACGGCGCGGGCCCGCGCGCGGGCCCCGATCGTATCCTGGTCGAAATCGTAAATCTGTTCGGGCGTCAGGCGCGCCCGCAGGCTGCTCTCCTCGGAAACATCGATGCCATGCTCCTTGCAGAGCTTCACCAGCTGTTTCCAGGCCGCGTCCTTATCCTCCTGCGAGACACCCTTCAGTTGATTGAACCGGGCCAGGGCATTCTGCAGATGGCTCTTGGTCTTTTCGTCGGTGGAGAATTTCCAGGGGAGCTTCCAGGTGGACGTGTCATCGGGGTCGCCCACGATCAGGAAGCAGTCGGCGGTCAGGTCTTCGCCATCCACCCGTTTGGTCTTTTTCTTTGTCGCGCGCGCCGCCCGGTTGTCCATGCAGCGGCAATTCTCGTCTTCACAATCCGCATTCGAGCAATCCGCGCAGTCGCCCGCCTGGCATTCCGAACAGTCGCACTGGCAGACCCCCGAGGCCTCGTCATCCCGCTTCTCTAGGCGGGAGCGGATCTCGAGCGGCACGCCATCCGGAAATAAGGACCGCTCGACGGTCGTGCTTGTCCCCGGATACGCCGGATAGGTGACGGTCGACACATCGAAGAGATCCACGTCATGCAGCTCGCGCACCGTGCGCTGCACCTTTTCGTCATCCGGATCCGGCTCTTCGATCCACGCCGTCCGCACCGCCATGAAGCCGAAGCTGCACTCGTCAATATCTCCGCGGCTCACCGATTCGAAGAGATCATTAGCGTAGCCGCAATCCGGCATCAGGGTCCGGAACTTCAGGCCCTTGCCGTCTTCCGAAAGCTCGGTGGTCCCGGCCTTAGTGCGGCCCAGCACCAGATTCGGATCATGGTTGATCAGATGGCGCACGTCCTGTTTTTCCGTGAGGGCACGGGTAAACGCGCCGGGGATGATCCGCTCCCGCATGCCCCAGCCCAGATCGTCACTCAGGCTGTTGTAGAGAGCCGCGTAGCCGTTCAGGTACCGCTTGCCGTCGCTCGCCGTCTCGGCCCGCAGCTCCCGCGCCTTCAGGGAACGGAATTCCCGCACCACCGCGGGAGCCATGCGTTGTTGCCGCGGCAACCGCGGACCCGGGGCCGCGCCGGTCGACGCCTGTTTTCCGAATCGGAAGGACATTACAGTTTCTCCGCGATGTATTCGGCTTCTCCGCCCACGGTCTGGATCAACTGGAGCTGCTGCTCCAGCCACCCGACATGCTCCTGGTGCCACTTCAATAAATGCTCAAACAGGTTGCGCGTGGTGTCGTCGAGCGCCTGCATAGCGGTCTGCACCGCCTGTTCATACGGCTCGATGATCGCCATTTCGAGCTTCAGCTGATTCTCGAAGACCGCCGTCAGGCTCGGTTGGTCCGTGATCGGGCCCATCGAATAGCTGGTCCCGCCGCCGAGAAAGAGCACCTGGTCCGCGACTTTTTTCATGAAGCAATGGGCGTCGTCGCCGAGGTCTTTGATTTTGCAGGCAACCTTCTTCACCCCCATAAACTTCACGATCCGCCAATCGTGCCGGTACTGCACGTTGAGATGGGCCTCCTGTGCCAGCGCGGCCTGGAGGGTCTTGATGACTTCGGGAGAACCTTTCATGCTTCGGCTCCTTCTGGCGGCGGCACGACGCCGGTTCCTTTGCCGTCCTGGTGAGTGGGATCGATCGGAGTGGTGGTGAGCGTCGTGTTGACCGGCATCCAATACTGCTCGGCCCATTCTTCTTCGATCGGGTTGAGCTTCTCGAAGGCGCGCACGTCATTGGCGTTGAGGTAGCCCCATTGCCGGCCGGACGCGTAGAATTTCTCGCGGCTGGCGGCATCCGGGCGCACCATTTCCGAGGTATCGAAATCGACGTAGAACGGATTCCGCGGCGTGCGGCCGATGCCGCGGTGGGGAAAGATTTTCCGCTTCCATTCGAGCTTGATCGCGCTGAGCCAGGGCGCCAGAGTGTAGTCCAGAAACTCCTGGTTCTCCTGCTCGGTCGAGGCGCGCGAGGCTCTCGAGGTGTCTCCCACCATGCGACCCGGCACATGAAACAGCGCCGCAATGTCATTGCGGACGTAACCCCGCAGTTCGACCGTCTGCGCTTCCTCGGGATTGTGCGACATGGCCTGCCAGTCAAACCCCGGCGGCAGGACCGCCACGCGATTGCTGTTTTCGCCGCCTTGCGCTTCCTGCCAGCTCTGTTTGGCCTTGTCCCGGTCTTCCTTGCTCAAATTCATCGGCATTTTGAGAATGCCGCCCGGACGCGCAAAATTCGCAAAATACTTCGCCCCGAATTTTTCCGTGGCCAGCGCCAGGCCGAGCGTCTGCCGCGCCAGCCACACTACACTTTGGCCGATCCGACCATCAAACGACAGGCCCGGGACATGCAGCATGTCGTCGAGCGGAATC